GACTGGCAGTGGGGCATTAAGTAGAGATAACATGGCGGGTTACAACTGCGCCTATCTTGCAATAGATCATATTAGAGCATTCGATGAATCCCTGTACGTTCTGTTATGCGGAACCGGCATAGGGTTCAGTGTGGAGCGGCAGTGTATTAGCAAGTTGCCAGAGATCGCTGAAGAGTTTCATGACACCGATACCACTATCGTAGTGTCGGATAGCAAAATAGGATGGGCAAAGGCTATCAAAGAATTAGTTAGTCTCTTGTATCAAGGACTTGTTCCCAAGTGGGACTTGTCCAGAATAAGACCTTCAGGGGCTAGACTAAAAACATTTGGTGGAAGGGCATCCGGACCTGACCCTCTGGAAAGGCTATTCAATCATTATGTTTCAACCTTGCGTGGTGCTGCAGGAAGAAAACTAAACAGCATAGAGTGTCATGATTTGATGTGCTGGAACGGAGAGAGCGTAGTAGTAGGGGGAGTACGCAGGTCAGCAGAAATTAGCCTGAGCAACCTTACAGACGAGCGTATGAGACATGCTAAGACAGGACAGTGGAGTCTTGAAAACCCACAACGATCAATGGCTAATAACAGTGTGTGCTATACAGAGAAGCCTGATATAGGAATATTCATGTGCCGAGAATGGCCGTCCCTTTATGAATCCCTAAGTGGAGAGAGGGGCATCTTCAATCGAGAGGCTGTTAAGAAGTTAATGCCGGAGAGAAGAGACCACAACTACGAATTCGGAACTAATCCATGTTGCGAAATAAATTTGCGGAGCGCCGGTTGTTGCAACCTTACAGAATGTGTGGTTAAACCAAATGACACCCCAAAAGACATAGAGCGTAAAATAGAGTATGCCACTATTCTAGGAACCATCCAGTCTATGCTAACCGATTTCAGATACGTCAGACCCATGTGGAAGAAGAATGCAGAGGAAGAGAGGCTGCTAGGTGTAAGCATGACTGGCGTGTTCGACTGTCCTATAGTTCTCAACGCTTCGCCTGAACAGTTGCAGAAGTGGAGAGACCTAGCCGTCAAGACAAATGAGAAGTGGGCCAAGGAACTAAACATCAATCAATCTGCAGCCATCACTTGTATCAAGCCATCAGGTACTGTCTCTCAACTCACTGCAGTGGCGGGATCAGGCTTACATCCCTCGTACTCGCGTTGGTATATTCGGAGGGTGAGACAAGACCGCAAAGACCCACTCAATCAGGCTCTCATTGACGCAGGAGTTCCGTTCGAGGATGACCCGTACGTTAAGGAGTCTATTGTTTTCTCCTTCCCTATGAGCGCTCCTACGAAGTCCATAACTAGGAATGATATCTCCGCAATCGAACACCTTGAAATCTGGAAAAGATTTGCATTGCACTGGTGCGAACACAAACCCAGTGTTACAATCTCTATCTCCGAAGACGAATGGATGGACGTAGGAGCATGGTGTTACAAAAACTTCGATATACTAAGTGGTGTCAGTTTCATGCCAAAAGCGGATGATAGCCACTCGTATGAGGTCACTCCTTATGAGGAAATTACTAAAGAAGAGTTCTCCAATGCCAAAAAGATTTCAAAGATCGATTGGGATTCCATCGTCGAGCACGAAGACAATACAACCAGTAGTCAGGAACTCGCATGTTCCGGGGACAAGTGTGAAATCCTTTGATGGAGGTATACAAATGAATAGTACAGAGTTGCGTGATATAGGTATTAAAAAAGCATTAGACAATGCTGATTACACACATGACAAATGGTCAGAGAAAGCGTATAATTTTTTAAAAGGTTATATTAAACACAATGATACATTTATGGCTGAAGATGTAAGGATGGCTTCAGTAGATGAGGTTCCTATACCGCCAAGTAAAAGAGCGTGGGGTGGTATTGTTATTAGAGCCTCAAAGGCTGGACTAATTAAAAGAGTAGGGTTTTCTAATGTTAAAAATCCTAAGGCTCATGCAACTCCCGCTACAGTATGGGGTGTTATTAAAATGGAAAAATTACCATGATTCCAGAAGAAAGTAGATGGGAATGCATGGAGTGCGGTTATGTCTTTTATGGGGTAGATTCAGCGTACTGTGATGAGTGTGGCAGTTACGATATAGATGAGATAGAGGAGGCAGAAGGCGATGAAACTTATGATCATTCCTGATCCACATGCACATCCAGATTATAATAATGAAAGGTTCAGAGCGGCGGGTCGGTTACTCATGGAAGAGCAACCTGAGTGCGTGGTTTGCTTGGGGGATTTGGCTGACCTGCCGTCTCTGTCCTCTTACGACAGGGGAACAAAGGGATTTGAGGGGAGGAGATACAAGAAGGATATAGTAGCAGCAATCAACGCTCAAGAACTACTGTTCGAGGCGATGACTAAACACAACGAGAGAAAAAAAAGGAACGGCAAGAAGCAGTATAAACCGCGTCTAGTAATGTGTATAGGTAATCATGAGGACAGAATTACTAGAGCCATCAATTCACAGGCTGAATTAGATGGAACAATAGGAATCAGTGACCTCCAGTACGAGGGGTTTGGGTGGGAAATAAACCCCTTCAAAAAGAACGTGACGATAGAAGGAATAACCTTCTCGCACTACTTTACTACTGGGGTCTCTGGAAGACCTATCTCTAGTGTCCACATTGGGCATACACTCATTACTAAACTCCACTGCTCCGCCGTTCAAGGTCATTCACATCTGTACAACCATGCAGAGCACACACGCCCTGATGGGCAGAAAATCTTTGGGTTATCAGCGGGATGCTACTCGCACCCCGAATACTCAGAAAGTTGGTGCCGGGATACAGAGCACCAATGGTGGAGAGGCATTGTTATTCTAGAAGAACTAGATGGGGAAGGTTACTACGATGGAGTGAGGACCATCACCCTGCGCAAAATCATGAGGGAATACTCGTAATCTTCTTAACGCATCCTGCTGGAAATGCAGTAATCGTACTCCACTCTCCCTTCTCGTCTTTGGTGGAAGCTATCTTAACAATCTCTCTATCCTTTTGAAGCAAAAAACCTGTAGTCCAGAAGGTAGGCGGTGTAACTTCCGAGGGCTTCTCCCACCCGGACGTTCCAAGGATATCACGCCACTCAACCGTTACCAGTTTGGGCTTCTTCACGCCGCTTTCTGAAAGGGGATTCTAACACCCCTATCTAGCGCATCTTCAAACCTCTTTACAAATATTGTTTTCAATTTCTGGATGCGTCTTTCTATATCTATCATACGTAATCTCTTAGTGTCATCACCCATCAATCTATTACCCCTGATCTTGGCTCTTATCTTATACAACTTAGTTATCTCTCCAATGATCTTCTTCTTATAGGCATCTAATCTGGCTAACGCATAGTGGTCAGACTTCTTAAACCCCTTCCACTCTTCGCTGGTAGGACCAAAGTCTTTATATATACCTTCCATAAAGAAGTGTGCGTTCTCTATCTCGCCTCTATAAGCATTGTACTTATCATTAATATCCCACTTAGCACTAAGAGAGGGATCAGAAATAAATCTCCTCGCTAGTGGAATGTCATTCCATGCAATCTTACCTGTAATATCATGGCGTGGAACTACCTTTCCGTTAACTATAAAATCAATGGGTATTCTAGCGCCCTTCTTAATGAAGCGGCCTGCGCTTCCAAGATAGAAGTCATACATGTAATCGATTACAGTGGGTGGAAAACTTAGAACTCCCTTCTCATATTTTGATCCACCTGTTAGTCGGTTCAACCACTCTGCAATAAACTTAGATGGTGCGGTAGTAGTAGACCAACTCCTATAAGCTGGAGGTTCGGCGTAAGAGCCGGGAAAAGGAACCTTATAAATAGGATTTCCAGTCCAGTTCTCATTAGCCATAATATCCACAATTGGATCAGTAATGGTGGGAGAAATATTTTTGGCAAGCGACACACTAAATCTGTCGCTGTTCTGCCAACTGATAGGAACAAAAGACTCTATTGTAGCACCCATCATATGCCAAGCCGCTTCCATAAAATTAATCTGCTTAAATCCTAAAGCCATTATAGTGTCGGCTAGAACGAAAGGTATATTAATACCATAGCCTAAAGGAATCTTGGCGAATGCATCAGCACCGGGAACGGGAAGGTGCATTTGCCTATGCCTCTGGCTCATAGGAATCTGTGCATATTTATTTCTTCCCTCATCATCCTCACCCCCTAACATATACGCTACCCAAACTACGGGGAGCGCGGCCAAGAAGTAACGATGCATAAACTTACGGAACATCTGTGACCTGTTATACGACATGAGAGTACGGACAGAGCCAGCCGTCGCCGCATTAAAGAACAGATAAACAGCATTAAAAATAGGAGTAAGTTCACCCCTCTGAGTAAAGTTAACGGTGAGATTTCTGGAAAGGTCTGCCGCTTCCTGTATAGCCTCGCTTTCAGGAACTCCATTCGCTATCATGTATTCCTTTACAACTTTATAGGAACCAAGCCT